CAAGGCGATTACCATCTACGTTTAGACTATATTCCTAATCGACTATTCCGTTACGATGGACGTCGTTGGGTTAAAGTAGAGGATTCAGTGAGAACCAATCTAACACCAGGTACAGAAAATCAAACACAATTAAGTGGCTTTATCAATGATACTAATCAGTTTATGAGTAACAGTGTAGCCTGGGATGGTATACGTATTTCAACTCCATACACACCTCCAGCCAACGCGGCTACACTATCATTTACTCTAAGTACCAAGACAGTGGTTATTAAAGTTCCTTACAACAGCACCTATGGTGTTAGAACTCGACTAAATGGATTACCGATCGAAAATACTATATCGAATAGCAGTGGTAATATCGCAGTCACTATCACTGGACCAATATACCCAAGAAAACTAAGAATAACATCAGCAACTTCTACTGGTGGCAATGCTACTGTAAGATTTGCAAGTCAACCGGTTACACCATTTGTAGTTGGACAAAATATTATCGTCAGTGGAGTAGCAGGATCTACAGCATTCAATGGTAGTTGGACGGTGATTGGTGCTAATGCTTCAAGTGCAATTTACACACTAGCAGGCAACCTAACTGGCACCGTATCAAGTGCTACAGTAGCAGATGGTAGTCCATTACCAATTGGTGGATTATTAGAATACACAGTTTACGAGCACGTGATCAACGAACGTCAGAGCTTATCACAAGCCTTGCGTCCTTCAGCGGATAATATATAATGGCAGCTAATCAACAATTTTTTTATGACGCCCAGATAGAGCGTTTCTTAGCACAGTTCATTCGCATGGTATCGGGCTTCCAAGTAGAATTTGGAGCAGACCGAGCTGGGGATATTACCTATCAGCGTGTACCTGTTTATTATGGTGACGGTAGTCGCCAGGTAGCACAAATACTCACAAATGTCAGTGAAAATACTGCTCCAACTGTGCCAGCTATGGCAGTTTATATCAATAATGTTACCTATGACAGAGATCGCGTGCAGGATCCCACATTCGTTGGCAAAATGAATATCAGAGAGCGTTACTACAATGAAGATACCATGGAGTATGAGAATCGTCAAGGTAATGCGTTTAGTATTGAACGATTGATGCCTGTGCCTTATACTCTAGAACTAAAATTGGATATCTGGACCAGTAATACCAAACAAAAACTGCAATTACTGGAACAGTTGATCGTATTATTCAATCCAGCATTAGAAATACAATCCACAGACAACTACATTGACTGGACCAGTTTAACTGCGGTGTATCTAGAAACTCCAAATTGGTCAAGTCGTAGTGTGCCAATCGGTACAGAAAATCCAATTGATGTTGCTACCTTAACATTTAAATTGCCCGTGTGGATTAGTCCACCAGCCAAGGTTAAAAAACTTGGTGTTATACAAAAAATTGTTGCTAGCATACACGACAGTGATGGAAATTTAAATGATGCTGTATTAAATGAAGATAACCTATTAGGTAATCGTCAGTACTTTACTCCAATGATGTATGGTGTACTATTAATTGGTAATCAGCTGACTTTATTAAAAATTAGCGAGCTTGAAACACCTCGTGAACCCATGTTGAATACTACTGCAACAGCTGGTAATTTTATTGTTGGCAGAAGCTATATTATACAAACTATTGGCAATACAAATTTTACTGCCATTGGTGCTGCTTCAAATACAGTTGGTGTAGTATTTACAGCAACTGGCATCGGTGCTGGTACAGGTACTGCTGGATTGGTACCAACAAAAGTGGGCACTAAAGACATTTGGCGCAGTTTAATCAGTATCTACGGCGAATTACAAAATGGTATTAGTCAAGTTAGATTATTGCAAGAAGATGGTATCAGTGAAGTTTTTGGCACTGTCAGCTATCATCCTACAGATGATACATTATTAATTTTCAATGTAGACATAGACACTAAACCCACTAATACCCTCACACCAATAGATGCTATCGTTGATCCAAATAAATCATCTGCTATCAGTTTAGCACAGTCAGCAGTAAACGGTACTAGATATCTTATCTTAAATGATATTGGTAGTTACAATAATACTCCAGGCAACGGAGCACCAGTATGGACCGGGTCTGATGGTGCCCAATTAGTGGCCTATGCCAACGATATTATTCAATACAATGGCACACGCTGGGTTGTTTCATTTGACAGTCAGACTATTAATACGTTACAATATGTAAGTAATCTTAATACTGGGACTCAATATAAGTGGAATCAAACTCAATGGGTAAAAAGCTACGAGGGCGAATACAAGGAAGGCCTTTGGACTCTGGTTATATAGAAGGTGTAGGCACTTTTATCTACGCAACATCTACAGGTCGTTATTTGTTTTTATTACGCGATACCAGCAAATATAGTGGAACTTGGGGATTAGCGGGAGGAAAGATTGATGCTAATGAACAGATATTGGAGTCGCTAACACGCGAACTCGGTGAAGAGCTAGGATATGAATTTCATAACGTTAAGGTTATTCCCATAGAAAAATTTACCAGCGATAACGGACACTTTAGTTATCACACTTTTTTAATTCCTATAGAAGACGAATTTGTTCCTGTGCTAAATTACGAGCATCGTGGATATTGCTGGGTAGCATTAGAAGATCACCCTAAACCTTTACATCCAGGGGTTTGGCGTACGATTAATTTTACTGCGGTGGTTGAGAAAATCAAGACCTTAGAAAAAGTCTTGTTATAGATCACATTCTAATACAAAATCTCTAAAACTAATTTGTCGATAATTGCCGCACCATTTAAGATCTTCGGGGATTAAATTTCTACCAAACGGGGTCACCCATACGAAATCTACATCACTGTATACATTAAATAACTGTTTACGATTTTGTACCCATTTATTATGGTCTATTTCAAAGTTCCATTTAGCATCATATCCGTTGGTGTCAGCATAAACATTATGGTTGTGCTCGTCTAGGGCGTGTCCATCAAATCCTATTAGATAAATTTTAGTATGTCCATCAAATGCTGCAATATATGCTGCCGCAGTTCCTGCATCAGCATAAGGATCATATGGAATTAAATAAAATTTACTAGGATGTTCTAATAGATGTAAATTGTTAGTATAAACTATATTGTTGTTAACAAAATTACTTGCGGCAATTTCAGAAATAATTCCGTTATCGCCAGACGCTACCAAAAAATCAGGAGTAAAATCTCTATAGAGGGCATTGCATCCATAAGTTTGAACTGTTTTACTTCCTAATAACCCTTGAGGTTTTTTGAGAAGATTTAAATCAAATGTTAATCGATTGGGGCCATTGCCTATAACAGCCGCACGTCCACTGATCTGATTGTTTGTGATCGCATTAGGAACTGTTTCTGTTACGCTATGCCAGGTTTGATTTTCTTGTTTACGTTCAACAATGATGTCTTCACCGGTATAATCCTTGCGATAACTTTTAGTTATTTTTAACATTGATCACCTATTATACTATGAATGTACCAAATGCTTTAACATTGGCCTGTACCACTGATGCAGCTATAGAACCTGTGTAATAAACCTGAACATTACCTGCCAGCACATTAGCAGTTAACCCTCCCATCGTATAGCCGTTATTAATAACGCCATAGGTAGTGATGTAAGCATTACCTGCACCATCAGTGACAACCTGCGCTGTGTATGATTCTACATTGCCAGTAGCACCTGTACCTCTCTTAGCCGAAACTTGGAAAGTAGCACTGGTAAATGTTGTTTGGCTACGAGTAGCAATCACATACGGTGTATTGTTAGCTGCGATATTAACCGCTGTCTGTGTATAGACTATGTCTGTACCATTGAGCAAGTTAAGATCACCGGCTGTGTCAACTTCGATACGTTGTGTAGTTACTACTGCCCCTGACCAAATCTGTGCACCGGTATCTGCAGCGATAAATTGATTTAAACCATTACCACTGGCCAGCGACGTTAGTTCTGTAGTTGTAGTAAATATACGAGCATCAATTACATCGTCTGGAGCTGGTGCTTCTGTAAATTCAAGTTGATTATTAGTAACTGAGTAAGCCAGGGTTGGGAATTGTATTACACCATTGATACTTACTAAAGTACCTGCTGTGGTCGAATTTGCTTGTAATGTAAATGTAGTATTTGTTCCGTCAACATTACCAAATCCGCCCCCTACATTACCTGAGAATTGACGATCACTGATAACAGTAAATGAAGTACCAGCAGTCTGCCATTCAGCACCATCATAAAATTCTAAATTATTAACTGTGTTGCTGAAACGTATCATACCTACTACGTCGACATTACCAGCAGATCCTGGGCGTTGTGCTGAACTACCTACTGGTAGGACGATAGCACCAGGGCTGTCAAATTTAGCTATTACGCCATTTTGTACTGTAGTGTTACCCGTTGAACTGAATACTATAGCACTCTTAGCAGTGTCTGCATAGATCAACCCATTATTGCCAGTTGCACCATAAACTTGAAATGCTTCTGCGGCTCTCGTGCTGTTGATAACTGCGCCTTCACCTACCCATAATGTTTTACCAACTGCTGTACCGCCAGCGACTATTAAAGCACCAGTTGATAGGCTTGATGTGTCTGTTGCGGCATTGGCCCAGATTGTGCCGGTTGCTGCTAATGTATCTGCGTTGATCCTACTTGCTGATATATTACCAAGTGTGTTAATAAACCCAGTTGAGTTTAGTTCACCTGTATTAATTACAGCAGCACTGATATTACCAAGTGTATTAATTAAGCCAGTAGCATTTAATGTAGCTGTGCTTACTTGGCTAGCTGATAAGTTACCAAGTGTATTAATTAAGCCAGTAGCATTTAATGTAGCTGTGCTTACTTGGCTAGCTGATAAGTTACCTGTGGTGTTAAATTGGCCAGCGATTACCGTTGCAGCACTTACGTTACCTGAGGTATTGATAAATCCTGTTGATGTAATATCGCCGTTTACAGTTAGTGCGTTAAATGTGCCAGCAGCACCTAGTACGTTACCTGTGCTGTTTAATTGTGCAGCTACGACTGTGCCGCCAATACCAGCACCACCACCTACTATTAATGCACCAGTGCCTGTTGTAGTTGCAACTGTTGTATTAACTAGTTCTAAGTTACCAGCTTTAATTGGGTCGTAGACAGTATCAGCATTAAATACCACATGGCCAGCACCTGGCTCAGCAAGATTACTTGCAAAGGTCCAAGTATTAGTAGATTCATTACGGACTATGGCTGTGTGTTGGAGAACATTACCAGCGGTGGTTAAACCTGAGCCAGTAAATGCTGAGTAAAAACCAATGTCATAGTTGTATGGAAATGTATAACTTGGTTTGAAAAATACCAACGGATCTTCAACTGTGATGACGTTGGCAGTAATGCCAACGATGTTGGCTGCATATAAATTACCACCGACCCACAAGTCTTTGGCTATGCTAACACCGCCCGCTACTTGCAATGCACCAGTAGTGCCAGTAGCATCAGTTGCATTGGTAGTACTATTTAAATCTAAGGTAGAGAGTGTTCCTGTTGAACCTAAAATATTGCCCGTGACGTTTAAGTAACCAGTTACTGTTTCGTTTCCGTTAACTGTTAGTGCGTTAAATATACCGCCGGTAGCTAATACGTTGCCTGATAAATTGATGCTCGCACCAGTAAATGCTGTGCCTGTGTTACCAATAAATCCTGCATCTACATTACCAAATGTAGCATCATCTGCTGTTACCAATTGAGCTAGCACGGTAGCAGCTAAAACATTACCACTTACATTAACAGCACCACCATTGAATACTGTGGCTACGACATTACCTGTGGTATTGATCTGACCAGCATTTAATTGTGCTGTTGATACGTTACCTAGAGTATTAATTAAACCAGTTGCACTAATTGTAGCAAATGAACCTTCACTTGCTGAAATATTACCTAGGGTATTAATTAATCCTGTGGCATTTAATGTAGCCACAGATACTTGACTTGCTGATACGTTGCCTGTGGTATTGATAAGACCTGTTGAATTTATCGCTCCAAATAAACCAGTTGCGGCGCTGATATTACCTGAGGTATTAATAAATCCAGTTGTGATGAAATCACCATTGTGAGTAATTGTGTAATCAACAATCAAGTTACCAATATGTAAATTAGCAAAATTGCTAGTGACCACATTACCGTAAGTTGTGCCAACTTCTGTTGTACCAATTAAGCGGAATTCTTGGAAGTACTCACTCCAGATAATTGCACGATTTTGTAAGCTACCACGATTAAAAATTAATCCTTCATCGTAGGTATTAGTACCGGCAAAGCCATTGTTAAGCGTGACTAATGGATCGTTAACAAAGGTGTTAGTTGATGCAATAGTAGTATAAGCACTAGTACCTAGTACAAACAAGTTACCTGAGATTAACAAGTCACCCGGTACTGTTACGTTACTGGAAAATAGACTACCTGTGATAGTTCCGGCTGCTATTTTTTGGCTGGCGATGATCGTAGAATTAACGATCTGATTGTTCTTGATTCTGGTTAAATTAGACATTTATAGTCTGGCTCCGCAATAATAATTTTTACACTATTTTTACAGCCTGCGGTTCCATATCCCCTTGGGCTTACTGTGTGTTTAGTATTATTTATGCGAGATTGAAGAATTACAGAGGATAGAAATCTCTGCTAACTGTAAGATATGTATTAGCACTAGTAGGAGTAAATTGTACTTCTACATTACTACCAACTATTGTTGCAGATACATTACCTAAATTGTTACCTATAGTGATAACTCCATAAGTTGTAGATAATGCTGAAGAATTATTATGTGTGACTAGTGTTTCTGAACTTTGTACGTCACTGAACCTAACTGCTTGTATAATATATTTTGCAGTTCTGTAACTGGTGATATTATAGCTATCAATAGTTGTGGTAGCAACGTTAGGTAATAAATTATTAGCTAGATTGTTGTAAAATCCTGTGGTTTGAATATTTCCAACTATATTAATGCTTTGTGCATCCAATGTAACAAAAGTTGTATTTTGGAATTGCAATGATCCTACGGATACTGCACCAACAGAAATATAGCGTACTTCAACTGTGTCTGTGGTTAATGGAATTTCAGTGAATTGTATTTGATTGTTACCAACAATCACATAAGCACTAGTTGGCTGTTGCAAGGTACCATTGATGCTGACTAACACACCAGCTGTGGTGGTATTAGAACTTAATGCAAATGTATTAGCCGAACCGTCTGGATTAATGGTCTGTGAGCTGATAACAGCTTCGCCCGGTGCTAGCCATTGAGTGCCATCATAGTATTCAATACTTGACCGTGCTGAATTATATCGAGTAAATCCTGTTTCGGCATTTGTTGGTCTAGTAGCATCTGTGCCATACGGTAACCCGATAGCCGCGTTGCCTGTAAATTGAACTGTGCCTGTACCGGTTGGACTAAAATAAATGTTAGCATTAGTAAATGATGTGCTGATGGTCGTATTACTAAAAGTAATATTACCTGTGCTTACTGCCGGCGGTAATCCAAATGCACCACTATAAACAGCGCCGCTGATGTAAACACTATTGCCGGTAAAACTAATAGGTTGATTGCTGGCATTGTAAGGTGTATTATTGCTGTTAAAGTTTAAGATACCTGCCTGATAGTCAAATACCCATAGATCGTTATTACCACTACCCGTAGCAAATACCTGTGTACCTTTAGTTAGAACATTTGCTGCCTGACCACTTGGACTGATGTAAACTTTGATCTGATATGTTGATCCAAACTCTGGTGGGATCCAGAATGTCTGTCCTGTCTGCCATGTTAATGTTGGGGTTGGAATACCTGCTGTGCTGGTACATTCTACAGGAAAGGTAGTTGGATAAACGGTTACGACACTGCTGTTACTTCCAGGAATAACATTAGCAATCAGACTAGCCTGTTGTATGATCTTATCGCCACGTATTAATAGTGGACTCGGATTAGGTTCGTTGGTCGCATCAATGTTGCCAGAGATATCAGTCTTGGCTGCACCATAGACTATCTTCTTCCAAAGGTAGTCAACTTTTTGATTATCTGATGCGCTTTGTATAGGCATTATGACACCGCCAATGTGGAAACTGTTTGTCCACTAGCTAGAGCAATTCTAATTAATGCAACGTTGTTGGTTGCTGATGACATACTAACTGTTCCTAATGTCATGGTAAATGTTCCACTTAGGGCTACGTTGGCCGCGATCAGTGCACCACTACCACACCCATCTGATCCATTCCCGCCTGCACCTGTATTACTTCCAGGAACGCCACTGCCAGCGTAACTAGTTGTAGCTATTAGCCAACCGTTTAATCCACTTGTTGAATCAATCGTTGTGCCTGGAGCCGCTATCCACACACCAGCAACACCGGCTGGTGCTACGATATTTAAATTAAAGTTTGACACACCTGTGCGTTGGAAGCCCATGGTAAAGTATTGGTAACTACCGCCATCACTTGACCGATTTGGTCCTACTGGTAGATAACCTGTGCTGTAATTGTTTGCTGTCCATCTTAACACACCTAAACGAATAGTTGCTTCTTTGGTTCCTGCTACACCTGGATCGCTGGCTTCAGTGTAGACGTTAGGTGCAGTCATAAAGTTTGTTAGTCTTGCATACAGTGGAGTATGTATAGTATTAGCTAAGAAGTATGTGCTACGCACCGCTGGGTTTGTATTGGCACTTGTGTTTGCTGATATAGCGATTTCACTGATACCTGATTGGCTAGCTGTATGCACTTGTATGTTAGCTCCAACAACTTCTGCATAAGCACTTGTACCGTTTACATTGGTTACTACGATTCTTAAGTTAGCTACACTACGCACACTTGCTTGATTAACGGCTACCGTTAGGTTGCCGGCACTGTAAGCTGATACGTTACCTGTGCCTGCAATGGGAGTGCCACTGCTTAACATTGCGGCTGAGCTATTGCTTAAACTTGCGTAAGGATGAGCATTGGCTAATATTACATTGCCTGTCGAACCTTCTAAGTTCGTACCAGTTACTACAAATGCCACGTTGGCAGTATTGTTCCATGTCTGTCCAATCCAACTGTTGATGGTAACGTTCTGCCACCATAGTTGTGGGCTGCCTGTATTAAAATATGGTATGCCAGAAATATATCTGTAAGTGCCTGGTGCTTTGATTGCCAGTGTTCCAGCTGTGACAGTTGGCACTGTGGTCACATCATCTTTGACAAATTCAATATTAGCAACGATACCTGTGCTTGAATGATTCATACCAAAGCGATTGATACCTGTTGGTATGAAATCACCGCGAGCTAGTATATTTGCTCTAAATCCGTAATAATATCCTGGATAGTATGTTGAGCTGGCAAATGTAGTTGCGGCACCAGCCGACGTTAACAAATTATAATCACTGAAACCAAGTATGCCAAGATTGCCTGTAACGGTTGGTGATGTAGTTGCGGCAATGTTAGCATTACCATAAACTGTGCCATTTACCACTGCTTGTAGGTAGCCAATATTTGAGCTCCAAGTGAAACTTGAACTTACGTTGCCTGAGTTCGCTGATATCAATGTTGATCCTGTTGCTATGGTTCTGCTCACTGATGCGTTAGCAGCTAAAGCTGTTCCGCCCGTGTTGTCTGTAGCACTGGCCGCTAGTGTAGCATTCGTACCAACACTACCTGTAAATGTCAGCGTTTTGGTATTAAGTCCGGCTGGTGGACTTACACTATTGCCATAAATTTTAAGTGTTGTGGGGGTGGCATATCTTGGCAAGATACTTGGGTTAGCGATATCATCTGTCAGCAATGCCAAGTTCACTGCCAGTGTTCCTGCACCTGTGCTGGCTGTGTATATTTTATTAGCATAAGGACCTAACACACCACCTGCTGATGAATTATTAGGTACGTTAGCATAAGTGCCATCACCCCAATTGATACTCCAAGTTACTGTGGCGGCATTGGTGTTGGTTGTGGTATTCTGTAGGTAAATCACATTACCTTGGATGCTGTATAAATCATTGCCTGCTAGTGGTGATCCGCTTACGTTGGCTCTAAACATGCCAAAGCCCATAGCTGGGTCAGCGGCATAAATTGTAATATAGTTAGTACGGACTGCATTAGCCACGTTACTTGGACTAGCACCATTGGTGTTGGTTGCTTGAACGATGATCGTAAATGGTGTGCCAACATTAGTAGCATAGGTATGTGTGGTTGTTGTAGAGCTTGTTACTGTGTTTGACGTGCCGTCACCCCATTGGATAGTGTATTGATTTACATTACCCTGTGGTACCATTGTCAATAATATAGTTTGTCCTGCACCGCCTGCGGTGACATTACTTGAGAAACTAACTGTACGGACAAAGGTATTTGTGAATAAGTTTTGTGCTACGCTGTTCAGTATGTCAATAGCATCAGTAACAGTTGTACTAGTTATAAATCCTTGATATGCTGCATTATTACCTGTTAGATTACCGTCTGTGGGGGTGCCTAATGGAATTACATTACCTATTGTACCGGCAGAAACATTCCCAAGTTGACTATCAACATAGGCTTTGGTGGCAGCATCTGTATTATTAATTGGGTCAGCTACCCAGATAATTCTATTATTACCAGCATTTAAATTACCCGTAGCAACAATATTGCCGATAGTAATACCACCCACAGTTAGATTACCAGTGACATTTAAATTAGTGATATTACCAACTGTGGTGATATTTGGTTGGGCGTTGGTTTGTAGGGTTCCGTAGACATTACCAAAATAACCAGTACGCCAATAGTTAGTAGCACTGCCTATATCATACTGTAGATTGGTACCTGTATAAACATGGCCGTTACTGGTAATAATATTACCACTTACGTCTAATTCTTGTTGAGGTGCGGAATTGTTTATACCTATGCGATAGTTGGTTACGTCCCAGTATTGTAAGGTAAGTCCGGATGAGGTAAGGCTTAGATCCGTACCTTGACGGTCTAAATTAGCTAATAGGGAAAACCCGGGAACGCGACTAATTGACATTAATTATCCAACCTTTCTACTATTTATCAGGATAATTAGGCTAATGTAGAAACTGTGCTTGCAAACCCACCAATAATTGTTATAACAGCACCGTTACTTGGTGCACTACTAAAAATAATATTTCCTGCATTACCACCAGTACCAAAAGTATAGTTAGTGGTAGGTATTTGGTAAACAGTACCTGCATGTACTATTACTTTATTCTCATCACCCGATGAATAATTTACTGGCCAAAATTGTATAGCAACAGCATTTCCAGTAAAATTATCTCTAGTAATAGTTACATTACCTTCACGTGCTACTGCATTCCAGCTGGGTGTTCCGGTGATGTTGGCGTAAAATTCTAACTTACCTGTGGTATTATTATAGCGTGTTTGCCCGTTAACCGGACTGTCGGGTCCAATAGCACTGGTTCCTACAGGTACTCCTAGAGCATAACTGCCGCTACGGAATACAGTGTTCTTGAGCATGTGTCCCATTTTAGATTCCTACGTAACTAATTGTTGCTGTAACTACTGCTCCGGTTGACGCATTTGCCTGTATTTTTTCACCACTGGCAAGTACTAGTTTTTCCATGTCAACAACATAAGTATCATTGGCAGCAAGTTGTACATCTTTATAAATTTGCACACTAGCATTAGCTACTGTAGCTGAGCTTTGTAGCAGATATACATTAAGATTGATAGCAGAGGTATGATTGTTACAGAAGTACATAGTTGATACCACTGTATTACCAGAACTAGTATAAATGTTTGCTGGTGATGTTCCTAAAGTGTAATTAGTTATTGCCATTGTTCTTTCCTATAATAATAATGAAAAGCCAAAAGCTCTTCGTTTTGTTACTAATTCTTCGTTGGTACTAGCCGGGTTAACTACAAATACACCAGCTTGTCCTGCACCTGTATCAGATGCATAAAATATTGTACTACCTACTGCAGCTGTTGGAGTAACATTAGCTGATTTAAGATTTAGTGCGCCTTGTAAGGTAACATAAGTTCCTGCGGCCACGTTAGCATAAATTGTAAAATTATTAACATTTAAGTTACCACCAAGCACCGGATTTTTGTCATCAAATACTGATGATAAGGCGCCCGCACCACTAGTGGTTGCAATATTAGAATATTGTGTACCATCACCTGGACTACCCGACACAACTCCACTTACTTGCCAAGTTTTAAACCCTTCATTCCATATCAATTGAACGTTACCGCCAGGGGCAGTTCCGCGATCAATTTCAATACCTGATGTGGTACCTAAGGTACTAACACCGTTACCAGTCTCACCTTGATTAAGTGTGATAATATTATCAGTAATAGTCTGTGTATTACTGTTAATAATCGTAGTATTACCACGAACGTTAAGATTACCTGTGATAATTACAAAGTCTGTGTCTAAGGTGATATTAGCGTTGGTTCCTGTTTTTACAGGAGTTTGTATTACTAAATTACCATTAAATTGTTTTACGCTAGCCATAATTCGTCCAGTTTCTATTATTTATCTTCAAAGCACGAGATAAAAAAATAGCACCCTAAGGTGCTATTTTTAGTGTGACTAAACTTAGTCGTTTGTTGCTAGTTTTACTGTAGTACTTGCTACGGCTGCGTTCATAGACCATATAACATGAG